ATTCATCAGTTTTTAACAACACTACCAATCTAATGCCACCATATCCTTACCTGCTGACCACCAACACCGATCCGTTTAGATACGGCTACGACACCGCCATAGTGGTTAGTAAGAAACCACCAAAGCAACTTAAATTAGATAGAAGTAGTAACAAAGTCCTAGAGATCATATTCCCAAAGCACATAAGGATGAGCATACGGAATTTTTTCTTCAGGCAAGTCGTCCCCGCTGAAACACAAGTGACAGCCAGCGACTTAGTGTACCAGCTGGACACGAACGGGTTAGACGAAGAACTTGACGGCAACGACGAGTTCAGCGGACAAACCTTGACTGCCCAGCCCATCACAGGCAGACCTCGATTTTTATTCGTATCAGATGCAGTTGCACGTTGCATCATAGATCTGCCTGGCATAACCGTGGAGACACAAGCTAATCGGCTTGTCGCTCACAGATGGTTGTCCAATGAGTTTAAGAGACGCGGCATGCGCCTCTCACACATACAGGCAATGTTGCCAATCGCTCTAGAGTCCATTTTCATACCTACACAGTATGATATGGAAGCTTTAGCTATTCGCAACTCCCATGCTGTGATCGATAGGATCGACACAATGGCTAGAGGTTATGTATCCCGTCACCCGCCGTGGCTTCTGAACTGGTTAGGCGCTCCAAGAGAGCGTAAGCCAGTTCCAGAGGCCTGAGGGGGCCTCGTGATGTTACCTGGGGTGGATTGTGCTGCAAGCACAGCTCCCGACCACCCCAACCTTGAGGTAACTAAACGAGGGGGCCAATGCAAGCGTAGGAAAACCTATTGCTTCACTCGCATGTCGAATGAGGTAAACTACGCTGTGTACAATAATTCTCTCGCCGCGATAGAGAGAGCGGTCAAGGAACGTGTATTTTTCATTTTAAAAGATGGGGGATACATCGAGCCGGACCGCCCAACCGTGGACGAGTTTTCTAAGTGTGTCGCTAACATGACTACATCACTATCGAGACTATCTACTTTCACCACCCCGATGACGGCTACTGCTTTTGCAGAGTCATACCAGGATCGTAGAAAGGAGATATATCGAAAAGCTGTAGCCGAAAATAAGATACATGGATTCCATGATACCTTAGCACGCGTAAAAGCGTTTGTTAAGGTGGAGAAGTATAATTTTACAAAGAAAGCTAGTCCAGTACCTAGGATCATCCAACCACGTGATCCTAGGTATATCGTGGAGACAGGTAGGTATATAAAGCCTATAGAGAAGAAAATTTATAACGCAATTGATCACATTTTCGGCGGAAAAACTGTGTTCAAAGGAATGAATGCCAGCAACCGTGGGACAGCACTTAAAGCGGCTTGGGATACTTTTGTATCCCCAGTCGCCATAGGATTAGATGCTGCTAGGTTCGATGAGCGGGTCTCCAACTCCGCTTTACGCTGGGAGCATAGTATCTATCAACGATACTATCCCGGCGATCGATACCTCTCACGGTTGCTGCGCCTGCAACGGAACAACAAATGTAGTAGTGCATGTGCTGAAGGCACAATCAAATACACAACCAAGCACAATCGCATGTCTGGCGACTCTAACACGTCACTAGGCAATGTGTTAATTATGTGCTCACTCATTAATCAACTCTTCAGGGACCTGTCTATAAATGGCAAGTTGATTAATGACGGTGACGATTGTGTGTTGATTGTTGAGAGCACTGATGTAGCAAAGCTTAACAATTACATACCCAGCTTCTTTCGAGTTGCTGGGTTCGACGTAGTTGTTGAGGAGC